ATTATAAACCCTAAAAAGATGAAAGCCGGCGGTAAGGTTTTTAAGTCTCATATGATGTATGATAAAAAGACGGGCAAAGCAGTTAAAGCTCCGACTATGGCTAAACATCTAGAGCTAAAGAAAAAAGGCTATGGACACACTAAACCTACTAAAATGAAAGCTGGCGGCGCAGTCGCTAAAGTTAACAAGGTCATAAAAGGTTTAAAGAAAGCTTCTAAGTCACACGCTAAACAAGCTAAGACTCTTGAATCTGTTAAGCTAAAAAAGGGCGGGAGTGTAAAAGATGCTTGCTATCAAAAGGTAAAGGCTAGTTATAAAGTCTTTCCTAGCGCTTATGCTTCTGGGGCTATTGCTAAATGCAGGAAAAAGAAAGCAGGTAAATAATGGCTGTTCGTAAAACCAAAAAAGGTGCGGCATTAAAACGCTGGTTCAAAGAAGATTGGAAAGACGTAAGAACAGGTAAAGCTTGTGGTAGAAAAAAAGGTGAGACTCGTGGTACGCCTTACTGCAGACCTTCTAAACGTGTTTCCGCTAAAACTCCAAAAACATCTGGAGAGATGACACCAGCACAAAAGAGATCGCGTATAGCTCAAAAGAAAAGACTTGGGCAACCAGCGGGTAAACCCCGTAGAGTAGCAGCACTTAAAAGAAAAGGTAAGAAATAATGACAACGACAAATACACATAATTTTAACCTAGATCTTAACTTGCTAGTAGAAGAAGCGTTTGAGCGTTGCGGTGCGGAACTTAGAACGGGCTATGATTTAAGAACGGCTACTCGTAGTTTGAATTTACTTACTATTGAATGGGCTAACCGAGGTATTAATCTTTGGACTGTAGAACAAGCTACTATTCCTCTTGTTCAAGGCACTGCAACATATGATCTACCTACAACTACTATTGATCTTATTAGTCAGGTTATTAGAACAGGGACAGGAACAACTCAATCGGATATAACCATATCTAGAATATCTAATCCCACTTATGCTTCTATACCTAGTAAGAATGACACGGGTAGGCCTATACAAGTTTATATAGATAGACAGGCAGTGGTTCCTAAAATAACTTTATGGCCTATTCCAAATGACGGAAGTTATACTTTTGTTTATTGGTTCTTAAAAAGAATTGACGATGCGGGCACGGGCGTTAATACCCAGCATATACCCTTTAGGTTTTTACCTTGTATGGTTGCTGGACTTGCTTATTATCTATCACTAAAGATTCCAGAAGCAGGACCTAAAGTACAATTTTTAAAACAAGAATATGAAGAGCAGTGGCTACTTGCTTCTACAGAAGACAGAGAAAAAGCTACATTATCTTTAGCACCCAGACAATCATACGTATAAGGAGAATTAAAATGTCAAAGGCTCAACTATTAAAAAGATCAGCCGGAAAAATAGCAAAAAAAGTTGAAAATAAAGCTAGAAAAGAAAGTGCTGCCGCAGCAAAAAAAGCAAGAGAAGAAGCAAGAAAGGATTTAAAAGATGATCTAAACTATGATAGAAACGTCGCTTTAAAAACAAAAGGAGCTGGCGCAATTGGTGCAGCTGGTGTTGGTGGCGCACTTTATGGTAGATCAAAAATAAAAGAAGCTGAAAAAGAAAGTGAAAAAAGAAGGGCTAACAATAAACCTACTTTTGAATTTAAACAATTAAAAAAAGAACCAATTAAAAAGAAAGCTGGTGGAGCACTAAAAGCACCCGCTAATCCCGGACTAAAAAAGTTACCTACAAAAGTTCGTAACAAAATGGGATATATGAAATCTGGTGGTAAGGTTACATCAAAGTGTAAACGCGATGGTATAGCTATACGCGGTAGAACTAAAGGTAGAATGGTCTAATGCCAGTTATTCTTCCCTCTTTATTCAATGCAATAGCGGCTGGTGGTTCACGCACAGTAGGCCCGCTAGTACGACTTTATAAACGACAAAAGGGGTCAGAGTTAACAAAAGATCGTGGTGGTTTTATGGAAGAAAGTAGGCGAGCTGACCCTACTTATCAACAAACGATTGATCAGATAAAACAACGCCAGCTTCAGCAAAAAGCTAAACAGAAAGCCGCACGGGACGAAAAAATAAGAATTGAAAAAGAAATAGAAAAAACTTTTTTTACACCTAGAGTGTCTAAGAAAAAGAAAAATATGAAAGCTGGTGGTCCTGTTAAAAAATGTAAACGCGATGGTATAGCTATACGCGGTAGAACTAAAGGTAGAATGGTCTAAGGAGAATTAAAATGGCAATAAGTAAAATAGCAACAAAGGGAAAACAGTTTTACGAGGCACTGAAAGACACAGAAAAGGCTCTTAAAATTAAAGACCCCGATAAAAGAAATAATGCTCTTCAAGCAGCAGCGAGAAAGGCTACCAATGCTGATCCAGAAGCGCGAGCAGCAAGAAAAATTGATGACCAAAAACGAAGGCAAGAGGCCAGCATACGCGCTTCAGAAAAAGCAAGAGAAAGAAGTTCGCGGTACTCTTCTAAACTAGACCGCCAAGAAGCAAGACCAGATAACATTAAAGAACTTAGATTTAAAGCTGGTGGAGCAATTAAAGCAATGAAAAAAATAAAAGATAATGCAGGCTCTATAACACTTATAGGTGCATCTGGTGGCGGTTATCCTTTATCAAAAAAGATTCAAGAAGAAGGGCGTAAAGCTAAAGCTAAAGCTAAAAATAAAAAGAAAGGTATGAAAGCTGGCGGAATTGTAGACAGACAGTATCTTAAAGGAAGATAATGAGTAATTCTTTTGCTAGTAAAAAGAATGCGATAGCAGACTGTGATGTTTGTGGGTTTCAATTTAAGCTAACAAAATTAAAAAGCTTAGTTATAAGAACCACGAAAACACAGATACTAGCGTGTCCTGAGTGTTGGAACCCAGATCAACCTCAGAACTTACAGGGTATGTATCCGGTTACTGATCCCCAGGCTATACGAGATCCTAGACCTGATAAGAGTTTTGTTATTGCGGGACCTTACAGCTCAAGAGATATACAATGGGGGTGGAACCCTGTAGGGCTTTCAAATCCTTTGCAACTAAAAGGACTAGAGAATTATTTATTAGCAGAAGGACAAATAGGAACCGTAACGGTTACTACAACTTAGGAGAAGATAATGAAACAGAATGAAGAAAGAAAACCTAAAATGGTAGATGGTTTTACACAACCACAAGATGTACCTGTACCTAATACAGCAGGGTATCCAGAAAAGAATATTAAAACTACTGGTGTAGTAACTCGTGGTAATGGTTGTGCTACTAAAGGTACTATGGCTCGTGGGCCGATGGCATAAGGATAAGTAATGAACTATACAGAGTTAGTTGCTGCGATTCAGTCGTATACTGAAGACGAATACCCTACTGCAGATATTAATTTATTTATACAGCAGGCAGAGGAGCGTATATTTAATTCAGTTCAAATACCTGACTTACGTAAAAATGTAACGGGAACTATGACAGCGGGAAGCAAATATCTTAATGTTCCTTCTGATTGGTTAGCTACTTTTAGTTTAGCTGTGATTGACACAGATAATAGTTACACCTATCTTCTTAACAAAGATGTAAATTTTATTAGAGAGTCGTTTCCTGATACAGATAATACTTTTTAGAAAAAACCAGAGTATTATGCGGTGTTTGATGATACAACTTTTATATTAGGAGCTACACCTGATGCTGCTTACGATAGCGAACTTCATTATTACTACTATCCTCAAAGTATCGTTATTGCTGGTACTAGCTGGCTTGGGGATAATTTTGATAGTACACTTCTATATGGATCGCTTTTGGAGGCGGCTACTTACTTAAAAGCTGACGCAGATACTATTACAAACTATAATAATCGTTATAAAGAAGCTATGGACTTAATTCAGAATTTAGGTGAAGGCAAAAACAGACGAGATGCGTATAGAAGTGGACAAGCGCGTATCCCTGTTAAAGGCACTAGAGGAACGGTATAATGTCAGATACACTAAATACATCAGTAGGGACAGTAAAAGTTGTAATAACGCCTCCTACTAAACCGACTAAACCCGAAAAACATTTAGACTAGGAAGTTAATTATGGCAATCTCACAAGCAATGTGTACCTCGTTCAAAGTAGAACTATTAACTGGGACACACAATTTTACAAACGGTGCAGACGTATTTAAACTTGCACTATTTAGAAACACAGCAGCTATTGTTGGTACTTTTGGTGCAGCAACAACCAATTACTCACAGATGGGCGCAGATGAAGTAGTAGGTACAGGATATACTGCTGGAGGGTTTACTTTAACAAATGTAACTCCTACCTCTACTGGTACTACAGCGTTTACTGACTTTAACCCCAACGCTTCATTCACCGATGCTACACTTACTTCTTGTGGTGCTTTAGTCTATAACAGTACAGATGGAAATAAAGCAGTAGCAGTATTAGATTTTGGTGGAGATAAGATTTCAACAGCAGGTGATTTCACGGTTATATTCCCAGCTGCTGATGCTGCAAATGCAATTGTTCGTATAGCTTAACAGGATTTTATTATGGCTCTTACTTTAAATGATAGAGTAAAACAAGTCTCTACAACCACAGGAACGGGTACTATAACATTAGGAATTACTCCTAGTGGGTTCCAATCTTTTACTGCTGGTTTGAGTGATGGAGACACAACTTATTATAGTATCGTTAATACTGAGTCAGGAGTAACTGAATGGGAAGTGGGTCTAGGTACATATACTGCATCAGGTACTACACTCTCTAGAGATACTGTATTTACTTCGTCTAACTCAGGCTCTCTTGTAAATTTCGGTGCTGGAGACAAAGACGTTTTTGTTACCTACCCCGCGTCTAAATCACTTTTTGAAGCTGCCGATAATTCTATTTCTCTTCCTGGAGCAACTACTTTTGGTAGTACAGTTTTACTTAACCAAGCCCCCACACTTAGCTTACAGGCAGCTACTAAAGATTATGTGGATAACGCGGTTGCTGCGGGTTTAGATATACACACTGCGGTAAGACTAGAAACAACAGTAAATTTTCCTGCTACTTATGATAATGGTACAGCGGGTGTCGGTGCTACTCTTACTAATAGTGGTACTCAAGCTGCATTAGTAGTAGATGGAGTTGCGGCAGTAGCTTCTGATAGAGTTTTAGTACAACAACAAAGTAATGCTGCTCAAAACGGTGTTTATGTTGTTACTAATATTGGTTCTGCTTCAACAAACTGGATATTAACGCGATCTACCGATACAGATACTTATGGTTTAAATGATCCTACAAAATTAAGTCAAGGTTCTTACTTCTTTATTACTGAAGGTAATACTAGAGCCGGTCAATCTTTTGTTTGTAACACCGTAGGTGTAATTACTTTTGGTACAACAAACATAACTTTTGTTGAGTTTTTTGCAACACCTGTTTATACCGGGACTGCACCGATATCTGTATCAGGACAAGTTATATCGCTGACTGGAGTTGTTGATACTACAAACGGTGGTACAGGACTAAACTCTTATACAACAGGAGATATAATTTATTCTTCTGCGACAGACACTCTAGCTAAACTTACAGGAAACACAACAACTACTAAAAAATATCTACAAGAACAAGGTACTGGAAGCGCTGCCAATGCTCCTACTTGGGAACAGGTAGCCGCTGCAGATGTATCAGGACTAGCTACAAGCGCAACAACAGATACTACAGACGCAAGTAATATATCTAGTGGCACATTACCTACAGGACGGCTTGGAGGCTCATATACGGGAGTTACAGGTGTTGGTACACTAACGGCAGGGACTTGGAATGCTACGGCTATTGCCCTTGCTAACGGAGGTACAGGAGCTACTACTGCGAGTGATGCAAGAACTAATTTAGGTTTAGGAACAGCAGCGACAACCGCTAGTACAGATTATGCAACAGCAGCTCAAGGTACACTAGCAGACTCTGCACTTCAGTCTTCAGATATTGGTACAAACGTACAAGCTTATAATGCTAATCTTGATCCGCTGGCTACTAATGGTTCAGGGACAGGAGTTAATCAATATGTTGCTAGACCTGCGGGTTCAGCCATTGCTATTGGAAGCACTTTTACTGTAACTGAAACAGGTGGTGTATTGTTTTTCTCTGTTAGCGGAGTTAATAAAGCAAAAATAGACGCGAGTGGAAATCTAACAGTTGCTGGTGATGTAACAGCCTTTGGAACTGTGTAATGTTAGGTAATACTGCATTTGCACAAGCACCTATAGCAGATTTAGGTAGCGCCAGTATAGGTGTCAACGTAGCCGTAACAGGAGTATCAGCCAGTGCACTTATTAATAGTGTAGCTGTAGATGCAGAAGCTAATGTATCTGTAACAGGAGTTTTAGGAACTACAGGATTAGGGGTTGTA